AGAGGATTAAGTAAAATGGCAACACATCATGGCAAGGAAGGTAGCGTTAAAATCGGCAGTAATGTTCTAGCCGAAATTAAATCGTTTTCACTCGATGAAACCGCAGAAACGGTCGCTGACACCGCTATGGGCGATACAGCAGCGTCCTATCTGGTCGGCCTGACCGACGGCTCAGGCTCGATCGAGTGTCACTGGGATGAGACCGATACCAATGGTCAGGTCGCGATGACCGCCGGGGCGTCGGTAACGCTAAATCTCTACCCAGAAGGGGCTGGAGCCGGCGACACTTATGCAACCATGACCGCACTCATCACCTCTGTCGGCGTATCGGTTGACATGGGCGATATCGTCGGTAGATCGTTTGGCTTTCAAAGTTCCGGTGGCATCACTTGGGGCACGGTATGAATCAAGTCCTCGCCGAGGCAAAAAAACACTGGCGCAGCCAACTGGCTGAACCGATGGCCTCGGTCGAGGTGCCCGAGTGGAGTACAACCCTGTTTTTCAAGCCCTCAAACCTTGCACAGCGTGATCGCATCTACAAGCATATCAACGAGGGCAAGCTCGAGGCACTGGTCGAGACCATCATCCAGCGCGCCCTCGATGCTGATGGCAAGCGCATCTTTAATGAGTCCTGTCGCAAGGACCTGATGACAAAAACCGATCCTGATGTGATCGGGCGAATTGTTTCCGCGATGAGCGATGAGGAAGATGTCACGCCGGAGGAAGCAAGAAAAAACTCAGAATAGATCCCGAGCTCGCCGGCCTGTTCTGGATCGCTGAAAAACTGGGCAAGACATATACAGAGCTGGCAGAGATGCGACCCAACGAGCTGGTGTACTGGAACGAATACTTTAGCTGGAAGGCTGAAAAGGAAAGACTAAGAGCAAAACGATGACGACAACGGCAAAAATCAAACTGACCGCCGAAGATAAAACCGGGCGCGCGTTCACATCGTTAAGGGGTCGTCTCAGCAAGACCGGTAAGTCCCTTGGCGGTCTAAAAATGCTCGCTCTAGCCGCCATGGCCGGCCTTGGCAAATTGGCCACTTCTGGGCTTACTGCAGCGGACCAGATCGACAAACTCTCAAAAGCGACCGGGTTCTCGATCTCGGCACTATCAGAGCTCAAGCATGCAGCCGATCTATCCGGTGTGGGTTTTACCGAACTGACGACCGGCATGACGAAGATGCAGAAATCCCTCGACGATGCCGATCGGGGCTTGAGTACGGCAAAAGATGCGCTGGATGCGATGGGGCTATCGATCGGTGATATCAAGGGCCTCGAGCCCGATCGCCAGTTTGAAATCATCGCCGGGGCAATCGCCGGGATCGAGGACCCGACGAAAAAGGTCGCCACAGCGATGAATATATTTGGCCGGGCCGGGGCTAAACTGATCCCAATGCTCAATGAGGGTGAGGATGGGATCAAAGCAATGCGCGAGGAAGCGGTTGATCTCGGTGGAGTATTGAGCCAGGATATGGTTGATGCGTCAGCGGATGCAAAAGATGCCTGGGCACGGCTCAAGACCGCAGCGAGTGGGGTTGTAAACAAGCTCACAGCAGCCCTCGCTCCAGCTCTGATTGTGGTCTTTAACTGGCTCGCAAAAAAAATCCCGCAAGCAATCAAAATAGTCAATCGGGCGTGGGATACATTTACAGATAAAATATCAGATGCGGTTGATTGGCTGCAGATTAAATTTATCGGAGCTACAATCAAGTTTAAACTAGCGGTGCGGCTCATGACGAGCACCCTGATCGTATTTATGGATGCGGTTGTTGTCGCATCAAAGTTTTTCGGCGTTGCCGAAGAGAAAGTAAATGAATGGTCGACCGCACTGAATGAGCTCTGGTGGAAACAAACAGCTGAGATCACTCAACTGGAATTAGAACAACAAGCCCTCAAAAACCGGAATGAGACCGGCCTGCACACTATCGTGATCACCCACGGCCAGAAGCAGGCCACTGAAGATCTGACGGGGGCGACCGGTGACCTCACAACAGCCGTCCTCACCTCTGACGAAGCACTGAAGAATATGGGAAAGGCCCTGGAAGATGCCGGCCTCGAGGCCAAACAGGCGACCGGCTTTGTTAATGATCTTTATTCTGGGTTTACATCATTGTTTTCCGACGCCCTTCAGGGCGATATTAAAAGTTTCTCTGATTTTGTCAGTCGTGCGTTCGATGTCATCACCGGCGCGGTGGTAAAACTGCTCGCTGAAATGCTCGCGCTCGCAGCTCTCAAATGGCTATTTAGATTTTTATTCCCTGGTTTTGCATTTTTTGCTACCGGGGGAAAGTTCACGGTCGGGCCGCAGGGGATGGGTCCGGTCACCGCGCCGGGCTATGCTTCCGGCGGGAGCTTTATGGTCGGCGGTCAGGGCAATGCCGACTCACAGCTCGTTGGATTCCGGGCCACGCCCGGTGAGAAAGTGACGGTTGAAACACCCGACCAGCAGCGCGCGAGCAATCGCCGGGATCAGGCCGGTGTGATCGCCGAGCTCAAAATGCTCCGGCATGATCTGGCCAATGTCATCACCCGGCCGATCGTCGGCCAGCTCGCCCGGGGGCAGATGGCGATGGCCGGGGGCGCGAGGCACTAGATGTGGCGATCTCAGATGCAGAATATAAAATCTGGCTCGCCAATCCCGAAGAGGATCGACTGATGCTCGCCGAGGTCAAGGCTTATTCGGGGGCGTCCGAAGTAACGCGATATCTGGGCTCAAGGTTCTATCATACCGGCGCAGCGGACTCGCCGGCGAATACGACCTATCTCGGCCGCCTGGTCGGATCTCCGGCCTTTACCGTTGCGATGAGCGAGGCTTTTGGCGGGCGGTCGTTTATCTCAATCGGCTCGATCGAGATCGATAACTCCGATGGCGAGCTCGACTCCTGGATAACCGACGCATGGGATGGCCGCGATGCAACCATCAAAATCGGTGATCCGGCGTGGGAGATCTCAGACTTCAGGACGATCCTGACCGGCCTGGTTGATCGGCTTGCGATTCAGGACGATCTCACCCTCGAGCTCACCCTGCGCGATCGCCAGCGTCAGCTCGATGTACCGATCCAGACCACCCTGATCGGCAGCGGACCGAATGAGGACTCGCCGATCCCTCTGTGCTACGGCGAGGTTTTTAATATCACACCGGTTTTAATTAACGACACAACCCATGAATACCAGGTCCACGAAGGGCAGATCGAGGACGTGGTCGCGGTCTATGAGGACGGGGTCGCCACTTCGCTTACCGTTACCGAGGACCTGTCAAACGGCAAATTCACCCTATCGGCTGCGCCGTCAGGCACACTGACGTGCGATATTAAGGGGCATGACCCCAGCGGGGTCTATAAAACGAAACCTGGCGACGTCCTGAGAGAGATTGTCTGCCGGGTTTTGACCGATCCGGGCGATCTCGATACCACAGCGTTCACCACAATGAACACCGATGCCGATTACACCATCGGGATTTATATCTCCGATCGCGAGAACCTTCTCGATGTCGTCGATCAAATCCTGCCCGCTGCGTGGTACTACGGCTTTGACCGTGCCGGTCTTTTCACCCTGGCCGTCTTGAAAGATCCGAGCGCAGGATCATCTGTACTGACGATCGACGACCTCGAGACCCACGGCGATCTCGGAATAACCAAAGCAGACGTGCCGAGCTGGCGCACGCGGGTCGGATATAAAAAATGCTGGAGCACCAATACATCACCGGCAAGCACGGCGACCGAATCACACAGCGCATGGCTGCTCAATGAATTCTCCCTGATCGAGAAGAGCGAAGATGCCAGCATCAAAACGACCCATCTGCTCGCCCAGGATCCTGATCTCTATCCCTCAATGATCGCTGGGTCGGCCAATGCAACGACCGAAGCAGCGCGCCTGCAGACCCTATTCGGAACCCAGCGATACACCTATACCATTTCCGCCTATGTCGCGCCCTATCAGGTCGAGATCGGCGATGTCGTCACCATCACCGACGATCGCTTTGATCTCGGGGCCGGGGTCGATTGTCGCGTAACCGGCCTGACCGAATTCTTTATTGATAACCGCATCGAGCTGGAGCTCTGGCAATGACCGGGCGAATTCTCGGCGAATCACATCTCGATGGCGTCACCCTGACGGCGACGAGCGCAGCCGGCGATTATGCCGTGAGCAATCTCGTCTCGACCCAGCCGGGCAAGAAATGGCGATCGACGTCGGCTGCAGCCCAGACGATCACCGGCGATCTGGGCGAGGATAAGCGGATTAATGGCTTTGTTCTCTATGCTCACAACCTGAGCAATGATGGCTCGGCAACCGTCCAGCTCACCCTCTCAAACAATTCGGGTCATACCGATCAGGTCTATGACTCGTCATTTGAGGCCACTGATCCCCTCTATGGCTGGGGCGAGGGGCCTTATGGCATGGTAGGATATGGGGGCTATTCAAATGAGGGCTGGCAGCAGCAGTTCACCACGATCTGGATTGCGACCACTCAGATCGCGCGCTATTTTCGGCTCATCATTACCGATACCGCAAACAGCGATAATTATGTTGAGGCCGGGCGCATTAAACTGGGTCAGTATGTAGACGTTCGCTACCGTTACGGATATGACATGGGATGGTCCGAGACGACCGAGATCACCCGCACCCGTGGGGGCGCACTGCGCTCGGACAATCGGCCGGCATATCGATTTGCCAATGTGACCACCGCAGTTCTCGACAAGATCAACGAGGGCGATCTGCTCGAGGTCTTTCGGGCGGTCGGCAAGCGCGATGATGTCGTCTGGTCCGCCTTTCCCGGCGCAAATACCGCTCAGGAACGACGCAATACTTTGCTGGGTCGCCTGGTCGACTATTCTTCTGCTGCCATAGAAAGTGCCGGTAGCGAGATCACTTTTAACATTGAGGAGGGCCTCTAATGGCTGAAGCACCCACCTATTCCCTGGCACAAGTCATCGCTCTGGCGAAGGGAACGACAAACTGGTACGAATACGCCAAGAGCGTCGCACAACACGGCAAGAACAATCAGGACGATGTATCTGCGCTCTCAGGTGGTGGCGCACCCGGCTGGCAGGCTGCGATCGATTTGCGATGGTATGTGGCCGATACATCGAGCTCGACGACAACTTATGCCGGCGTCACAAAACCCAGCGCGACCGGCTCCGATGCGCTGTTTGCCGGTTATTTTATTATTTTCAAGCCAGCCAATAACAACACCGGTGCTTCGACCCTCAACGTCGCCTCCAGCAATGGTGCGGTTAATATCAAGAAGATTTCATCCGGGGCTAAGGCAGCCCTAGCAGCCAATGACCTTGACTCGGACACCTATGCCGAACTGATATTCGACGGCACGGATTGGATCATGCTTAATGCACCGGTAATCGCGGATTTGGTTGCTGATACATCGCCACAATTAGGTGGAGATTTAGATTGCAATGGAGCACAAATTCAATGGTCGCAAGGAGCAGATGTTGCTTCAGCTACAGCACTAGCAGTATTAACAGACGGTAACTATTTTGATGTAACTGGTACGACAACCATTACATCCATCAATACAACTGGTGGAGTAGGAACTTTAATTAAGTTACATTTTGATGGGGCATTGACTCTAACTCATGATGCTACTGATTTGATATTGCCGGGCGGTGCTAATATTACTACAGCAGCAGGAGATGAGGCAGAATTCATTGAGTACGCTACTGGTGATTACCGATGTACTAACTACTCTAGAACAAGTGGTGAAGCTGTTGCCGGTGGAAAGATATTACAAGTTGTTTCTGCGACCTCGGCCTCCTCCAGCAGCACTACCAGCACTTCTTTTGTGACGAGTAATTTGACAGCCGACATCACCCCTGCAGATGCGACCAATAAAGTTCTGGTTTTAATTCAGACAGTGGGGCGAATGAACCCCTCCGGTAGTATGTATTATACGCTTTATGAGGACGGGGTGAACATCGGACACTCAACGAAAGGTATGGGGAAAATCTATACTGCTGCCCCCGAAGCCCTGAATGTCGATGTCCCTATTTCAATCATTCATTTGGCATCCCCCGGTTCTGCGAGTGCTGTGACGTACACCCTCTATTACGGCATCGTAAGTTCAGGGTCTACCGCTGAATGCCCTCCAGACGATGATATGATTCAGAACATTACACTGATGGAGATTGCAGTATGAGAAGTCAAGCGATACGCACCACACACCCGACCGTCGTCACGATTAATGGTGGCGTTGATTGTCGAGATAACGATTGGAATGTCGTTGAAATTGATGAGGTCTTGGTCGAAGCGGAGGTGGCTCGCTTGCAAGCAGAATATGACACGACCCAATATCAACGAGATCGGCAAGCTCGATACAACGCCGAACTACCAATGGGCGACCAGTTCGATGCGATCTTAAAAGGCTTTAACCAGCTACGCCTCGACGGTCAGGATTTGCCCGCTGACCTCGATGGGGTTATCGGCATCTGGCTCGGGATCAAATCAGCCATTCCAAAAGAGTGATGGATCTATCAACTGCTTTCGATTCCATCCTTGCAATTCTGCTGATAATTTTATCAGTCGGGATCAGGCGGTTTTATGTGCTCGTCGATCAGCTGCGCCGGGAGGATGCCACACTCCATGACCGCATCACCAAGGTCGCGACGAGCTATGCGCAAAAACATGATTTAGAGAAGATGGAAGAGAGGATTATTTCTCGGATTGATACTTTTGAGGAGGCTTGCGGCACCTGTCGCAGAGGGTGGAGTAAATGAACATTGAAAAACTCTATTACAATGATGTATCAGTTTTTTGAATTCGACGAACTCAAATGCAGATGCTGTGGAACCATGAAAATGGACGATCGATTTATGAGGGTGATCGATGTGATGCGTAACGACCTCGACTTTCCCTTCGTCATCAATTCAGCCTATCGCTGTCCCGAATGGGATTTTCAGGTCGGCGGTCATAACGTCCACACCACCGGGCGCGCCCTTGATATCAGCATCGCGCTCGATAAGGCGTTCGAGCTCGTTCGATATGCACTCGATGTGGGGATGACCGGGATCGGCCTCTGCCAGCACGG